CAGCGTACGCAGGAACCATCTGCCCGTTTTTCTCAACCATCGGTAGCTTACCGCCATCCTTGTACCCTTTAGCACCGCCCCTAGCGCCGCCTTTAGTACCCATCTTGGTTTTCATAGCCATACCACCACCCATCATTTTCTTAGGCTTATAGTTCATTTTTTTCCCGCCCGGCGCTTTCTTAGCTTTAGGTGGACGCTTGCCGTTTTTATCCATGAAGTTAAGGTAGTTTCGTAAGCTCATACCTGAAGCATCTAACTGCTCTTTGGTTACGTTAGCTTTTTTATTGCGCCCTGTACCAACGTTTCGCCCACCTTTACCTGTAACATTTTCTTTCTTATTCGCTGCCGCGTCTTTAGCTAATGCGGCCTTCTTTAAGCGTTCAGACTCGGCTAAGAACTTAGCTTTTTTAATTTCTGGGGCACCTTTCTTTAGCGCGTCTTTACGTAATGCTTCAGACTTAGCCTGAAACCGGGCTGTGTTGCGGTTTTTAACCTCCGCAGGATTTAACATACTTGGGCCTTTGCCCATACGGTTAGCAGGTTTAGCGGCAGGCTTCTTAGCCAAGGCTTCTTTACGTAACCGCTCAGATTCTTCTTTGAATTCTCTTGTTTTACGAGCTTTCTTACCTTCAGTACGGGGCTTTCTCCCGAACATATCGAATAATCCCATGACTTTTACTCCGCGTATAAATTGTCAAATACTTGATTAACGTCCAATGTGTAATCCAAATCGGACTTACTATAATGTATGTGCTGAGACGGTTTAAAGTCTGGCGCACCTTCTCCCATCTCAAACCAAGCTGGGTGACTTACCCTTACTCGGTTGTTCGGTAATGCAACGATGTTCCCTGTATACGGGCCAGCGTTCAATAATTCCATAACGTGACTCTGCTTATGTTGTGCAGGGTCATCTGCAATCTCGTTATCCGTATAGTCCACTGTGAACATATACTTAGCGGGGTACATCTCCCCGTCTATCTTAGCCATCCAAGGGCATGGTGTAGCTCTATCAAGTACATACACCGAATGATCCCTAGACGAACAATCCCAAGGCTGTGCTGCCCATACTGGCATTGGTTCAGGCCACTCATCAAACGGAGTATCCCCTACTAACGCTGTAATCGGCATTCTTGCCCACATTGCCCCGCCGTGTACGTTAGGCTCTTCATCATCGTCATATGTCTCAGCCCCAGTAAATATCATCTGGAAGCTCAGACATCTTGTCGGCATGGTCGTAACTGCGATAGCCATCGCGTGTATAAATTCACCATGATACTTCTCATGGTTGTGTGTGTATTCCTTTCGCACCCAGCATTTAAAATGTGGGATGTTACTCTGTAGATACGCCATTATTCACTACCATTTAGATCTATCTGCCCAGTATGCCGCTGACATCTTACCTCTAGCTATGTTCTTAGCATGACGCGCTTTAAACGACTTGCGTTTAGCTTTCATCTTAGCAGATTCACCTTTTTTGGGTTTACCTGCGGTACTAGCACCTTGCTCACCGTAACGTATTACTTTCTCTTTACCACCCTCACACGCCTTTACAACGTGTGATTTCTTAGGGTGAGAGGGGGTACGACGTGGTTTGTTGCACGCCATACTAGCCTTATCGACTTTACCCCCAGATTTATAATACCTACGCATACTAGCTGTAGAACACAGTCATAGCACTGATATTGGTCATGGCAGTAATTAGCACATCGTCTTGGCATCGGATGCCCCAGTCTGGAATGTTTACCGAGTGGGAATCAGAAGCAAGGAAGTCCAGATCTAGCACTGTTGCTCCGCCACTACCATCAGTAATGGTAAGTCGTCCCGCGCCATCAGCCGTAGTTAGTACTTGAACCTGACGAATACGTGCAGGGCCAACACCAAGAGAAGCTGCCGTTGTGACTCGTTTCGCTTGTACATCTGAATTAGACATGATTAGTCCTCCTACTAAGCGTCAGCGAATGGAGTAACTAGCGTGCCTGAACCAAGAGTAATACCCGAAACAGCGTACTTAGCAGTAGTAATTACGGTTACAGTAATCATGCTGCCTGCTAGACCACCTTTGGTACTGCCGTTTAACGTAATAACGTCATTAGTAGCGCCAGAAATAAAGGTCTTACCAGTAGCATTGGTTACGCCAGTATACAAACCACCAACAAACTTATCAGTACCATCAGTCTTGATGTCTAGGTCAGTAGCAGCCGTTTCAATAAAGAAAGTAAAGGTTGCGCCAACATTGTTTGTTTGGTTTGGGTCAGTCTGGTCAGATACTGAAGTAGCAACAATAGTAGGTAGTGTAAATACACCATCTGCATCGTTTACACGAAGTATACGTCCAGCGTGATCTTTAACAGTAAGGGTAGTATCGGCGGTAAGGCTGATGTCGTTGGCAGCGCCAGCAGAAATAAATCCACCAAGAGATTTGACTGGGCCTGAAAAGGTAGTAGTAGCCATTATAGCGTCCTCATATGCGAGTAAAGTGAATCTGTCTGCATATCGTCAGTCGGGTCTGTCAGATTCACCGGATTGTTTCCCGATGTATGCCCGAAAGTATACCCTATAATGTATCAAGTCAACACAAAAAAAGGGGAACCTAAGTTCCCCCCTCTTATACAGCATAAACGCTAGTGCGTCTTACGCACCGGGTGATCCGAAGATACCAAGTGGGTCAGATACGCCAAACGAATAACGCTCACGAGCCTTGTAACGGCTATTGCCTGTATCAAAGTCAGCATCCATAGATGTAGACATTGGGGTACGGACAAAGTGCTTCAAGCCATTAGGTACGTCAGTAGTTAAGAACCAAGCATCTGTATCAGTCAGATAATGGTTAACTGTGAAACCTTCTGGAATTGAACCGTTGTTACGGATCGCGTTCAGATCGTTGTCAGCAGTGCCAACGCGGCCTTCGGTATCCAACAAGCGAGTTGCAACGAATTGCAATGCAGGTGGGATAACTAGCTTACGAGGCTTTGCAGCAATCAACAGGCCACGCTCATCAGTCCAACCAGCAAGCTGGATAACGGCGGCTTCTAAAGAAGTCTCGTTAAGGTCAGCAGCAACAGCAGGACGGTTTGAGTTAGTGCCACCACCAACTAATGGGTGGTCAGTTACACACAATGCTTTACCGTCACCGTAAGTAGTACCAGAGAAGGCACCATTTAGGATCGTGGCAGCTTTAACCTGCTTGGTATAAGCCATAGCGCGTGCGAGAGCCTTGGTATAACGAGATGACAATGAGTCATACAAGTTATCTTCAATAGCTTCCTCAGTGACACTGAAGCCCATAGCAATGGTTTCGTGAGTGTAACGAGCAGTGAATGCTTCTTGTGCATTGTCATAGTCAATAGCGGAGCCTTCGTTTTTAACGGGGGCAGCACCAAAACCAGACAATTTTACTTCTTCCTCAAAGGAGCGATCAGAACTTTCAGATTCAAAAATCTCTTTATGTTCTTCACCGTACTTCGCATATTCCATACCGAAAAGTGCGTTAAGTCCGGGTAGTAACTCCTTGAGGAGTTGGGCGCGTGAAATAGCCATTATTCAGCTCCTTAAATTATAGGCCAACAGCATTAGTCATGCTGCTATATCCGGGGTTAATTTTAACCAACACATCTGGGTATGCGTCACCAATAGGTGATACAGCCGCTACGATGCGGAAGGCCGCTGTAGTTGTTACGGTAGTAGCATCCAACGCGCTAGTAGAGTTACCTGTAGTGGTAGAACCAGTAGAGGTAGACTGAGCAGCAGCGAAAAACGTGTTAGCACCGATGTCAGACTGGTCAGCAGCGCCATCCAGTTGAGCTTGGAACAATACGTTTGGATCGTCTACAACATACGCCTCAACAACACCAGTGGTGCCGCTTGGGTAGTATTGACCGTAGATTTGTTGGCCTTGAGCGTTGATGTACGAACAACCAACGAAAACACCTAAAGAACCAGTCAAAGTGGTTCCAGTAGGGAGTGCGTTAGTAGTGCCGTCAGCACCAGTAGCTGTTGACAATGCAATGTACCCGTCAGCACCGATATGAACTACTTGTCCATAAAAGATGTTAGTACCTTCCCCAGCGGGGTCGATTAGGTACGAAGAAGTTGCGCCAGCGTATGGTAAACCGTCAGCGCGTTTTACAGGCTTTAGCCCGTAATGTGCAGCAGTAGTAGCCATGATAGGACTCCTAAATTAAGTTTTAGCCGCCTTTACCAAACGATACGGTTGTTTTCCGCTCGTTGAATATAGGCATTCTTGGATCATTTTCACGCATCAGGTTGTTATCTACAGACTGCATCTGGGATCTTGTCTGGTTGTTATAGTAATCAGTACGTTCTGCTACTAGCTCTTCTGGAGCCTTACATAGCATTAACCCACCGATAACTACGTTTTCTGCAAAGCGTTCATGCTCTACATTAACCATAGTGATCTCAGGATGGTCTGAAGCCTTAACGGGTTCCCAACCTTCACGTAATTTCGAGGAAACATTAGTAGCATCTGCCTGACCTTGCGTGGCTACACGTACCCAGTGAAATTCGTATCCAGCTTCTGGCGTAGGTGAGGGTAATACCTCTGGGCGCTGCCAAGAGCGTCTACGTGTGTTTGTTTCACGAGTGTCGCTGTCACGTTTGATTCTGTTATCAGCCATTATACTTTCCTCATTTCTAGGGCAACCTGTCGGGCGTATTCTTCAAGTGGAACTCCAAGCCTGTTGGCAAGAGCTACCTGTGTTTGCGTTAGTGTCACCTTTTTAGGTGCTGTGCTCCGCGTAGCGGGTGCAACCACATTTGTCTGTCGTCTAGTTTTAGGTTCGTCAACTATCTGACCCTCGAATTCTTCGGGGAATACTTTTCGCATACGGGCATCAATAGCCTCGTAGTATTCGTCACTTTGCGGATTAACTCCGTTTTTAACCAATTTTTGATGTACCCCAATGGCATATGCAGTCATCTCATCGTCGGTATGGAACCAAGAGTTCTTGGCTACCCATTCTTCCGCTTTGGGATCACGAGCCGGGGCTGGTGTTTGGTTGAGTTGTACAGGAGTTTCTTCTTCCTGTAAAGCCGGTAATCTAAAGTTTTCTAGCTTATCTGACTTTATTTTAGCATTAGTTAACTCTTCTTGCGCTAATAACAGACGATCCGCATCACCACTTTCGTATGCGTCCTTATACGCTATCTTTGCGCCGTTAAGTTCAGAGTCTACAACAACCTTAGCTTGCTCAAGAAGTGCCTCACGGGTATTACCCACATCACCCTTTAACGACCTATTTTCGTCAACTAACCGCTGGGCTAGAGCTTCTAACTCTTGTCGTTCTCGCTGAGCTGCCTCTTTGGCTCTACGCTCGTCGTGGTAGACTTTGCCCAAGTGTTTAATTCGGGTTGCCACTGTTTTTGAGTAGCTTTCCAACTCTTCGTCCGTGACATCAGCCGGTGTTTTAGATGGCCTACGGTCACGGTCATCTTCTGGCGTATCGTCAACAACTTCGATGTCCAGTGCTTCTGTTTCTTTTTCAACTGGTGCTTCAGATTCGACATCAGTATTCGCATACTCGTCTGCACTCTTTGCGCCAGAAAGGTCAATTTCGACGGCACCGGAATCCTCCACTGCTATAGAAGTATCATTCTCTTCGTCTGGAAATGAATATTCAACTTTTTGAAACGACATGATTTACTCCTTATGCTCTTTGAATGCCACGGGGATCAGCTACAACGGCCTCAATAGAGTCGTCATTCATCAGACGATACTCAAGACCCTCTATGGTAAACCTAGTACCAGTGTTAGCCCGGAACATTACATAGTCCCCTTGCTTACACCACGGCCCAGTAGGGAATCGGTCTACGTCACTATATGCTTGATCGCCAATATCAACGACAAGGCCGATAATCGACATAACTTGTTCTTGATGCTTGGTAGTCACAGACTTTAGTAGTTCAGAACCTTCAAAGGCTTCTTCTACTTTCGGCATAGCTACTAATACCCTGTAGCCCACAGGCGTAGGTAATTGTGCTTCAAACTCTTCTTCGTTGGTTTCAACTGTTTCTACAGCTTCACTCATCTCCATACTCCATATCACGCGAGAGGTCTTCTACATATCCCAGACAAGCTTCGAGACCCCGAATTAAGCCTGTGGTTTCCTTGTACATGGCGAAGTCTTTAGCTCCACCACCACTTAGAAATTGTAGTGCGGAGGATTTGTCATCCTCGATTTTCTTCTTTAGCACGTCTAAGACGGTTGTTGCCATTATTGGCCCTTATTTTTGTTGGTGTCCTGTATCGTTTTAAGTAGGTCAAGATCCAACTTGGTGTTGTCTTTCCTACGATCTGCGGCAAGTTTTGCACCAGCTTTCTGAGCATCTATTTCTAGTTCTTGCTGTTTAATTTGTAGCTCTGCCTGACTTATCTGCGCGTCTACTTGCCCTTCTTGAGCCTTTAGCTGTAGCTCGGCTTGCTTGGCCTGCATGTCCATCTGATCCCGCTGTGCCTGTAGCTGCATGTCCATCTGAGCGTTTTGCGCGTCAATCTGGTCTTTCTGCATCTTACGCTGCACTTCTTGTTGCTTGATCTGTAGCTCGGCTTGCTGCATCTGCACCACAGGGTCTTGAGCCTTCTGCTGTGCTTGTTGCTGTGCCGCCTGCTGCTGGTTCTGCTGTGTAAGCTGAGAGCCTGCTTGAGCCATAAGACGGGCCAAGTTGACCTCCATATCTTCTGGTAGCTCTGCGTTAGGATTAGGCAGCGGTGCGCCGATCTTCTCTTCCATAGACTTGCGGTACTTAAACGCCAAGTGCTCTGCTATGTGTGCCTGTAACGCCGCAGCCATACGCTGTGCTTGGGGGTTTTGTCCCATTACTTGAGCAATCATAGGGTCTTGCATAAACGACTGGTGAGCCGCCATATGCGCGTCATGGTCTTGGTAGATAAACGCTTTCATAGGTTTACCATTCAAGTTGTTCATGTTCTCACTGACTGGATCAGTAGGTCGTATGTCGTCTGTGGTTGGTACTAGCTTGTCAGCGTTCTTAACCCCCAACACCTCAATCATCTGCCTGTGTAGCTGTGGCAGGTCGTAGATCTGGGGTGCCTGTTGCGACATCTGCAACACTGCTTGGTACTGCACAACGCGCTGGGCCATTGTAGAGCTATTCGGATCACTGACGGGTATAACGTCAACCATCTCATAATCAGCTTTACGGGCTGTCTGCTCTCCACGTAGCGGCTCATACGAGTACTCTGCGGGTGCGTGCTCTGCCATGATAGCTTTAAGAAGTTTAAACTCCTGCTTCATGGTGTAGTGAACACGGGCCTGTACAGCAGCCATAGGCTTCAGAGTACGCTCTAACAGCGCCAGCGTAGTACCCACAGGGGCATTGGCTGACATGTCGGAGATGTTCATATCACTGATAGCACCTAACCTACGGCCTTCAGTTGTAATCTGGTTAAGCAGCGCCAGTAGTGTCTGGCTAGGCTCTTTATAAGGGAGCGGCATGATGTTGTCGCGGATACTGCCTGATGGCACGTCCACGTCCTTCCACTCACCCGGCTCAATCGGAGTGTCGTCACCCTTAATACGTAACCCACGAGCCTTTAGACCGCCCGGTAGGTTAGCTAGGGTGCCAGCGTCCACAAGCTGACGTATAAGAGACGTACCAGCACGAGCGTATCCCCCGATGATGTGAATCAAACCAAGGCCATAGAACCCAAATCCCGGCACGTAGACGTAGTGTACGAAGTGCTGACGCTTCAGCATCAAGTCATCTTCTTCGTTCCAGTTACGGCGTATGGCAAGAACTTCATTAGACCCACGCTCAATAGTCACCACGTATGGCTTTGCTATCTCATCGTCGTCTTCGTCAACACCCTCAATAACTAGGTCAGCGTGTATCTCGTATAAAGAGTAGCGGTCATCGTCAGTTAGTGAGTACCCACCCTCTTCAGCTTTACGCTCTTCAATGTCGGTGTGGAATGTCTGCGGCTCACCCAGATCTACATCACGGTAAAACCCACCTGCCTGTAACTTCTTTAACTCATTCTTGGTCTTACGCATAACGTGGGTAACACGCTCTGCGCTCTCTATAGTAGACGCACCATAGGGCACTACTACGTCTTCAGCAGGGATATACAGGGCTACCTGTCTGTTTATGTTTGGATCAAAGTAAACCTTCTTAAACGCGCTACCAGCCAATCCTAGACTGTATAAGAGGCGTTCATGCTCTGGGCGGTACTCCACCATACGCTCGGTCAATTCGTAGTTCATATCCGCTTTTACACGGGCACTTGCTTCTTCCTTGTCCTTATCCTCTACACCTATAATCTTAGTGCGTACTGGGCCAGCGGCTGGAAACGTCTCTGACATTGTTTCTGCTTGGAACCGGATAGCTGCTTCGGCAAGCACTGTAGAGTACACACCAGAGGCACCTTCCCACGGGTCTGTACGCTCTTCATACTTGAAGCCAAGAACATCTAAGCCCTTAACGTAAGTATCCGCCCAGTCCTTTCGGCTTTCGATGTCGGCACTTATCATCCCAACTAGGTCATCTGCTAACTCGTTAAGCACACTTTCGTCTAGCGTCTCTGCCAAGTTAGTATCAAAGCCGCCCATGTCTGAGGGTTCTGCACCGGGGATGATAGTAATCTCAACGCTACCGTCGTCTAGTGTCACCATGTCAGGGTTGACGATCTCTATCTCAAGGGCAGCATCGTCGTCACTGTCCATAAGCTCACCGTCTATGCCCTCTGGGGCTGCGTATAGTCCTTTCTCAATAGCCATATTATATCTCTAGTAGAAGCCGCCTCTACGCGACTTAAAGTATCTTTGTTCATCTGGCTCATCAGTAGGTAGGCGTATAAAACCACCTTGCCTAAAACGCATGAGTGCCATAACTGTGGAGTCAACTAAGTCATCATTACTCATAAACGGAAACCCAGCAATCTCTTCTACCACTTCTTCAGCCCAACGGGTAGTGGGAACCCAGCACAGGCCACTTGCTACAATATCAGATACCGAGTTTAACCGTGCTAGTTTATCACCTGATCCCCTGTGTGGGGTGTATTCTGACACAGGTAGGCCCATACGTCGCATCTCTTGGTAAAGCGCCGTACCTGATGATTTCTTCTCCACAATAAACGAGTCAGGCTCCCACTCCCTATACTCTTGTATAGCCATGTCCTTTAACTCTGGAAACTCCATACGCTGCTTAATACTGTTCAACAGGATGATGTTATACGCGCTAGTTTCCTCGTTAAGAAACACGCCCCACGTAGTCAGAGCCGTATAGTCGGCACGGTTGTGCTTTTCTGCCGCTGAGTCCAAAGACATTATGACGTATTCGCAGGATGGAGGCTGTTCCTTCTCCCATAAGTTCCACCACTCACGTTTTATCAGCGCAGCTTCTTCTGCCGTGGGTGTCTGCTGGTACTGTGCATTCCACTGGAACGTAGGCATGGACGCTTTTGTACGTAGTAGAGCTTCTAGGTCAAAAAACTCAGGCCAGAGAGGCTTCTCAACAATCTCATCCGCCTCTTCGTCCACAATTTCTAGTATGGCAGGGAATTCGATGACATCGTACTCATCGGCACGCTCGTTCTGACCCATATCACGTACAACACGTCCCGTTAAATCATCTTGGTGCCAGCGAGTTTGAATTATTGCAACACTTCCACCCGGCATTAGACGAGTACGGGCACCGAACGTGAACCATTCGTACGCTTTCTCAAATACGGCAAAATTACCGTTAATAACGTCTTGTTCTGAGTGCGGATCGTCTACTAACAACAGGTCAGCACCACGACCAGCCAGTGCAGAGCCAACACCACAGGCATAATACTCGCCACCGGAGTTCGTGTTCCACCTACCAGCCGACTTAGAGTCAATTGCAAGGGCTACAGTAGGGAATATACCTTTATATGCGTCTGTAGAAATGAGATTTCGCACCTTACGACCAAAATCTACAGCCAAATCAGTGGTATGCGACACCATCATCACCTTCTTATTAGGATTACGCCCTAAGTACCACGCTGGGAAGAAGATAGAAACGAGTTGAGACTTGCCGTGACGGGGTGGGATGTTAACGCAGATACGGTCTTTATCCCCAGACTCAATTGCCATGAGCATATCAGCCAAAATACGGTGGTGTTTACCTACTATATAGTCTGGCTGCATAATTTTGCAGAATTCTATGAGGTCATCGTAGGCAGCTTTGTTCATCTTGCGCGTTGCAAGCTCATCAACTATACGGCCTATCTCGACAACTTCCGTATCATTGAAGTTATCTATGTTATCCAACATCTGCTGGACTTCTTCCTCTGTAAAATCGGGAACGGCCTCAATCATCGTAGTCGTCAGCGCCTAGTTCTGCATCTATATCAAACGCTTCGCCGTCTAATACTATAGCATCAGCTATGTCGTCTTCTGGGTTTACCAACTTCTCCAGCTTAGAACGTAGTTTGTCACGCAGGTCATCGGTAGATTGGTGCGTAATAGTTACTTCTGACTTCTCCGCGAACAGTCCTA